GTTGACGACAGCTAAGAAAACGAAATGGAAGACATACCGTCAAGCATTGCGAGACATCAGTTCAGCAGAGGGTTTTCCCCATACAATGACATGGCCGACTGAGCCATCCTGATGACTTTTTTGGTTGGTGTCGCGACTGGCGTCTTGCTTGTGATGAGCTGGGCGCTTCTTTCTATGTCTGTTGAGCGATGAAACGCCCTGACCCGATGATTGCCGCTAAGCCTGGGGCGGAAGACGTGCAAGCAATGGCAGCTCGGACGCTATGGCTTGAGGAGCTTTTTTTCTTGGATGGTCGGGACCAAATGTCACATCCTCAATATGGCCTGTTTACAGGTTTGGCCATTAAGTATCAGAACTTGAATTCAACTGACGGGATCTGATGGCTAAGTCATTGAGCGGGCAAAATTTTGTCCCTAGCAAGCCAAAAAAGACACGTCAAGGGAATGGATCACATTCAAAACCGTCCCATGGACGCAAGAAGTATCGTGGACAAGGAAAGCGTTAATTCTTCTTCCAATGATCAAAACTCTCATTGCGAGTGGTGTCGCCGTTTCAGCAGCTGCGCTGGCATCTCCTGCTCTCGCAGACGTCTATGTAAACCCTGAGTTCAATGGCGGCGCTTATGGTGACGACTGGCTTGGCGGAACGCTGAACCTGGATGTTGGTTTTGAGGGCGGTTCTGGCGCTTACAGCTACTACATTCAAGGCGGTCCTGCGATCGTGATGCCTGACGGTGAAGACCAAGAGTTTGAACTGGCTGGCAAGCTCGGTGGCTCTGTCGCTGTTAGTTCTAATGCTTCCGTATATGCGGAACTTAGCGGCATGACTGGCGACGAGCTTTCAGTTGGCACAAAGCTGGGCATGAAGTACAGCTTCTGAGCTATAACTAGCTTGAGCCTGGAAAAGCTCAACTCTTCACACGAGATGCAAAAGGCTTCCGACAGGGGGCCTTTTGTTTTATCTAAAGCCACCATGCAAAAGCTCTTCAACATGATGTCTGCGGCATCCTTCGTGATGTCAACCGGCATGGTGATCGGGACAATGGCGATCTACACGCGTATCCCAGCGCTAACCAAGCATTACGTTGACGAACTCAAAGGCGAACTGACGGGGATGATCGCCGAGATGGTGCCTGGTCAGATTGATGAGGTGATGCCAGAGTTGCCGACTACTACCGGCCCGGCTGTGCCGTTTAAGTCGCCTTTTTAGTCTTTCAAAAAGCGCTCGAACACCATTCGCGTGTTTTGCATTTTGTTCTCGCCCGTGGCGTCATCGCCAAGGATTGGGTCATAAGCTTCGTCATCTGTGTGAGCTTCAGGCCCAAAGCCTTCAAACTTGATCCGTTCAGCAAAGTCCGTTTCTGGCGCGGGTGTTTCTTGTTTTTGCTCAAACGACGCTAGCCATTCGCGCAAAGCGTCCCCAGTCGGCGTTCCTTTAGGCCATTTCACAAACCTCAGAAGAGCCTTGGTGTCAGTGAATAGCATTGCTGTTTTCCCAACCATTGCGGTGTAAACAGTGGGCGGGCCTTCTCTTCTGCGGTTACGTTCAATCCAGAGCTGACCTGCTGTAAACCGTTCTGACTTCATGCCTGAAATTCCTGAGATTGGAGTGAATGCGGTTGGCGTGCCAATGATCTCTGTGGGTCAGCCGATACCAGCACCTGTTTTACCAGCAGCGCCACCAGTTACGTCAGCACGTTTTCCAGTTATTGATATGCCTGGGTGTGTACGCGCCAGGATCACGCAAGGCAAAGGCGTCGAAACATTTGAGGATGATCCAAAGGGGACAGTCACTCTGTGTGATGGAGCGGTGCCAATCTTTGAAGCGCCGGACTATAGACCGCGTGACTTCACTTGGGTCCAACCGCCAAATGCGCCAATAAAAAGGCCAGAGTTGCCGACTCCGGCCCAAAGATCTCTCCCAAATGTGCCGGCCTTGGCTTCCGGCACCCCAAAGATGCCACCAGATCCACCGTGTCCGCCATTTGGTGCGAAAGAAATCGGATCGTTTAACAAATTAGGGACAAAGGTTCTTGCCGGGTACGAGCTGCAGGATGGCAAGTGCATCAAGATCTGGGATCCCGTGCCTGTGGGGCAGGTCTTCAACAACTACTTGCCTGATGCTGGTCCAACGATGTCGATTGCGCTGACAGCAGCGTTTGCCACAACTGTGGCGATCTTTGCCAAGCCAATCGCATCAATCCTGCAGAAGCTCGCTAAGCCTGTGACCAAAAAGGTGGTCAAGAAGATCAATCAGAAGCTTGGCCGTAAGGAGAAACTGGAATCTTTACAGGAGCGGCGCTCTGCTCAGCGTCACCGGAATCAAGCCATTCGCGATCTGAGGCGCGCTCTGGGTAAATGATTTCATGCGTGTGGCCTTCCACTGGTTTGGGCTTGAGAACTACATCAGCGCAGATGGCGTAGAACGGCGAAGACTTGGCAAAGCCATAGCCTTCTCTGATTGCGGTAGCGCAAGCCTTGAGCCGCCCCATTTCATAGTTAAGGCGCTTGTCTGCGAGTGATTGCTCGTAGAGCGCGACTTGCTTACGTTGCGCGTCCTTGCACAGATTGATCGGCCCCCAGTCCAGTGGAACTGAAAATGTTGCGGTGATGCCAAAGTTATTGCTGAAGTTCTGGCGGTAGCCTGTCCGCTGCGGCTTATAAAACAAGACTTTGCCAGGGTTGTCTGGGATGCCATCAGGCCCATCAATCCCTGTTTCTGGGTCAATTAAGCCAAAGTTGTCGCTGTTGTCGTAGACGGGATCTTGATAGTACTCATTGTCTGGCTTGCCAAAAGAATGCGTCGAAGACACAAAGGGCGAGATGTTTAGCGTTGCTCCATCACACTGAATGCCGCTGCCGACTGAATATCTGAGGTACTGCCCCGGAACGATTTGAACCGCTTGGTTAACCACTGACCCTGATGAATTACTCACAGGAGATGCAGTTGCACTGACTTGTGCTGCTGCTGGAGCGGTATAGATCAGGCTGAGCAGCAGAGCAGATGCTGTCGCTCTCATTGGCTAAACGTGCTGGTTGATTCGGTGACGCTTTCAATCAGGGTTTCACGGTCGATTGCAACTTTCTCGATCAGGCCAGGACCGCTGTAGGTTTCTGCGAACTGGAAGGCTGCACCCGGAACGGTTTGCACCCAAGTTGAACGACTTGAAAGGTTGAGGTCTTTACCGCCAGCTGAGGGACTGACAACACCGCTGGAAGGCTGAACGCCAGTGCCGGAAACAGAGTATTCAAAACCAGTCCGAAACGATTCAGACCGAATGTTTTCTTTGACGACTGTCTTTGATTCCGTCCGAGACGTGACGATGCCTTGGCTGAAGTTTGGAACGACTGGCACTGCCGCTGCTGGAGAGGCCAACAGCAGCAGGAAGATTAGCCGAATCACCGTACTGTTAGCTCGCTGATGACTTGACCGATAGCTTTGGTGTTAGCTCCACCTGGACTGAGCGTAATTGCCCCAGCCGTGGTGATGCTTCCACTTAGGCCAGTGTTGTCGCCTCCGGCAGTGGAAGTAACATCGCCAAAGGCCGGTACGGTGCCAACGGTTGGAGCGGACGTTGGGATGGTGTCACCAGCGCGATAAGCATTTTCAAAAGAAAACGCATTGCCAGTGGTTGCCTGCGAAGCGGTGACAGGAGTCAACGCGTTAACGCCATTAGTGTGAGCACCCAAACCGCCAAGAGCGCCAGCAGTATTGTCAGCAGAGGTGCTGACGCCTGAACCGCTAACGCTGTAACTGTTACCAAGACGAACAGCGCGAGTAGAAGCACCGCCGACCTCCAGTTGTACTGAGCTTTGAATTCTGTGGGTTAAATCAGCTTTGGCAGGCAAAGCAGCTGCCAAAGTGATGCCCAATACCAAAAGTGTCCGGGTCATTTGATGCCAGCTTTGGTGTCTTTGTTATCCACGATAGTTGGTTTCTTGTTGCTATTTCCATTGGTCTTACGTTCGATGCCAAAAGATGCCATCGCGCCAGTCAGCAGTGACGCCACGAACGTATTGTCCATTTTCATCTGAGGGAAGATCCCCAGATAGGAAGCAGTCAGCAGTGCGGCACTCCAAGCCAAGACAAGAGCCTTGACGACATCCGCCATAGAGATGCCCTCTTTTTCGTGTTGATCCTCTGGAGTTTCTGCCATGACATAACAGAGCTACGCTTTAAGGGTAACTAGGTCAATCCGATGCTTCTAGTTCTTAAACCGCTGGTTATGACAATGTGGCGCTCAAGAGCGTTCAAAGAATTGATCGTGGCGATGCTGGAAAAAATCGTCACCCGTACTGACAACGATTTGGATGACCTTGCGGTCAAGCATCTGAAAGATCTGCTGTTGCCTGATACCCGTGTTGAAAAGTAAAACCCTCGGTTTTTTAAGTGTGCTGAGCCTGCTGCCCTTTTTCCAGCACTTTCAGGATGATTCGCCCCACGACTTGACTGGCGTTGCAGCCATACAAGAAACCATGCCTTCTGAGCTTTATCAGGAAGACAGCGAATGGCTCGAGGCCTGGCTGGCCGCAGGCATTGACCAAGAAGTTTTCGTCCCCTACTTTCAGCAACTCGACAACGGTCAAGACGGCTGGCGCGAATGTTTCGCCTCCGCCGCCGCCATGCTCGCAGCCAGCGCCGGTCTGGTCGATTCAGATAACGAATACATCTTCCACCTAGCCCACTACGGCGACACCACCAGCGTCGATGCCCAGCTCCAAACGCTCCGGGCTTTGGGCTTGGATGTGCAGTTCACTCAAGAGGGCAATCCCCAGATGATTGAGGAGGCCATCTCGCGAGGCTCAGCCGTTCTTGTTGGGTGGTACGACAAAGGCGACACGAGTCGCGGTGAGCCGCCAATGTGCGGCGGCCCCGCCTGTGGCCACTGGTCGGTGATCACGGGCTTCCAGGGCAAGCGCAGCCCGGTTGGCGACCAATATTGGGTGATGCATGACCCGATGGGTTACCCGCTTATAGAGAAGGGCGGCCATGACAAATCAAGGTCTGGCAAGTCTGTGCGCGTGCGTCAGTCCGAGTTCAACCACCGATGGCTGGTTGATGGGCCAAATTCCGGTTGGATGATCACAATTAGCCCATGACCATGCGGAGGCTCTATGTCTTTCGACTGGATGATTGTTGAAAAGAGTCTGGAAGAGGAGCTTCAGTTAGAGCGAACAATTCGAGAGATCAAAAGCTGCGATAACCAAGAAGCTTTGATGGGTTTGTGTATTGCAATGGCTCAACAGAGCTGGCATCAAACCAAACTGCTCAGGCAAGCCGTAGGTCACATCGCATCGTTGGACGTGTCTCTAGGCGCTGATCTTGATCGGTGATATCTGAGCAGCGACTCGTAATGCCACTTGGCTTTCCAATCGTG